TTAGTTACCTGATTTTTTGTGTTGCATTTGATATAATTCAAGTTTATTTACAGCTCGTTCTTTAACTTCAGCAGATACGTGTGCATATATCTCAGTTGTTTTAACGTTCTTGTGACCAAGCATGTCTTTAATATCCTCAAGTGGAACTCCTGCTTGTCGTAAACGAGCAGCATTAGTATGGCGACCGTCATGAATTCTGATTTTTGGTAAGTTTGCTTTTTGAATGATTCGGTGCCAAGCCGTGTCAACGGATCGTTGACGAATAGGTAAGCCAACGTTTTTTCCTCTATGATTGATAAATAAAAAATCTTGGTTTGAGTTAGTCATAGGTAATACATTACTTGTAAGATCATAATTAATACCATAGAGTTCTAAGACGGAGTTTCTCACTCTGTTTGTCATTTTTAGAGACCTTTTACCAGCATCAGTTTTAACGTCATCTAAAATTACTTGACCAGGTCGTTCTTTTCTATACAAACGCTGCTTGTCAAATGTGAGAATATTATCTCTAAAATCAAAGTTAAACCATCGTAAGGCCATTACTTCACCTTTTCTTAATCCTAAATCAAAAATAATTAAAAAAAATACATACCACATATACTCATCAAAATTTCTTGCAGTGTCGAGGAACAGATTTTCCTGCTCTAAAGTATAGAATTCTAGTTTCTTTTCTTTATTAGTTTTTTCTTTTACTTTATCTAATGGAAACTCTACTAAGTAGGTAGGATTACTTTTTACAAAACCTAATTTTTGTGCCTTTTTGAAAGCATTGGACAAGGCGGCATTTACAATTTTTACTGTGTTATAACTGAGCCCGTTTTTATTTTTTCCTAATTCTTTATTCGTAAATAAGCTATTAATAAATTTTTGGTGATCTGCAGGTTTATATTTATTTAATTGATAATTTCCTATATATGGATCAATATACATACGGATAGCATCTCGATAGACAATTCGTGATCCTTCCTTAACATTGTTTTTATACTCATTGATCCATATATTCATAAATTTTGAAATAGTCATTTTTTGTGGGTTTTCTTTAACGAATTCTTCAGATGCAATTTGTCCTTCAACTATTTTTGCAGCCTTCAAAGCTTCCTTATGACTTCTAAAACCTCTCTTGTGTATTTTTTGTTGCCTTCCAGTACCATTGCTACGCCCATTTGAAACGAAGTATTCCCAACGATCTTGACCGTTTTTCAATTTATAAGATTTTATAGAGGCCATTAATCTTCACTCCTGAACATAGATTTTGGAAGAGTATAAAGTTTAGGTTTGTACCAACCTTTTTCATAGAACTTATCCATTTTTAATTCTTTTTCTTTCCAGGAAAATAAGGGGAGTGTGACCATGTTTTCTTTTTCAATATCATATTTCAACTTTAATTGTTTTTCCAATACCTCTTGATATTCTTTTTCGCTGTAATAAGCGTTTGTTAGTATTGGATAAATTTTTACTTCTGGAACATCTTTTTTCAATCTTTCTCGCAATTCATATGGTGTCATCATTATAGTCAACCCTTTCGTAATTTAAACCTTTAAATAAAATTTTGAAACGGATCAGCGGCTTTATTTAAAAAATATGTTAATTTTTTCATACTTTTCATTTGGAATAACGAACGTACGTTCTTTCGAGTTTTAAAAGAAAAGCCTAAAGGCCTTTCAATGATTATTTTTTTAAATCAAAAGAAACGTCAAAGTCTTTTGAAGATTCCTCATCATAATTATTTGTGTCGAAATTAGCTCGCCAGATCAATCTTATATTTGGTACATTATCGACATTTGAAATCTTAGGAATTGAAAATGTTACCATGCCTTCTTTTGTGACACCATGTAATATTTCTCCACCTAAATCATCACTAAACCACATGTCAGCATCAATTTGTTGGCCCTCAATTACTAAAGTTCCTTGGTCTGGATAAACATTAAAGTCTTTATCAGAAGTATTTTCAATTTTAAAATATACTTGAGCTACATATCTATTTTCAAGTTTTTGATTTTCCATTTCGCTTTTTGAAAGTTCAGCAATAACTACTTTAGATATACTAGTTTTTAAACCTTGCCAATCTTCAGAAAAGCTAACGTTGTATTCAGCTCGATTTACAGTCGGGATTTTTTCTTCTTGTGTTAAAGTAGAAGATTCTTCAGATTTACTTGAAGTACGTAGTTTTGCGGAGCCTTGAGTAGCATCTTCCTTGTTACTCGAACATGCCCCTAGTGATAGTGTTGAAGCTACAATTAATCCTAAAAAAATACTTTTTTTCATTTTAAATCTCCTTATCTAGATTATTATTTAAAACCATTTAACAATCCCCAATGTACCGTTAGGTTTAAAAAACAATTTATAATCGCCGTATACAAGACCTTCTGGAAACTGTTTGGAGTAAGCAGATAAAGCACATTCCAAGGCTTGTTTTGTAATGCCTAGGAAATCGGCGCATTCCCAAACATATGTAAAACGTTCATGATAGCAGTCAATTAAATCTTGAGGTGTGACTACCATTGTTGCTCCAATATCACGAGCTTTTTGTTCTTGTTTTCTCTTTTCATTTGTATCTTGATCTATTATATCACCAACCGACGTGAGGTGATGCCCAATTTCCTCTGCAACAGTACTAGTTAATTCTCTAGGATGTTGTTGAGGATTTAAATACACAACATTGTTAATATACAATCCTTTTTGCTTTTCTGGCATGTTTGGTTCAAACTTATACGTTAAATCTGAAAAGCGAGCCATCAGTTCTTCCGAAGTAACCATTAAAACACCTACTACTTTAATTATTGTGATCGCGTTTTTTGATGTAATCGATAAAAGACAGTATCTCGTTCATTTCATCTTCCGTGACATCATCATCTATGTGAGCAGCAACGGTATTTATTTCTTTTTCCTCATCGTCAAAATAAGAAACTGATACCCCTAATGCTTTCGCTAATTTTTTTACTGTATCAAAAGTTGGGTCTTTTCTTATCCCTTTTTCTAATCTGGATATATTAGAAGCGTTAACTCCTGATTTTAAAGCAAGCTGGTTAACTCCAAGTCCTTTTGACTCACGTAAATATTTTAATTTTTCTCCAAAATTCATAAGTTAAGCCCCCTTTCATAATTTTATGATATAGCCAACTGGCAACAAAATCAAAATAAAATTGCAAAATGGCAATAAAAGTGTTGCCAAATGACAATTATTGTTATATACTGTTGTCATAAGGCAATGGAGGTGGATAATTTTGAAAACATTATTAAATAAACAAGCAATGGAAAGACTTATGGAATCTAAAAATGATGATGTTTATTCATTAGCAAAACGTATGAATGTTGCTCCGTCTACTATATATCGTATTTTAAATGGAGATAGGGGTGTTGGAAGTGATTTAATTGCAAAACTTTTAAGAGCTTTTGATTTATCTGAAAAAGATTTTGACAAGCTTTTTATTTTTAGTGAAGTATTGCCAAATGTCAATGGAGGTTCGGAATCATGCCAGAAAAACAAAAAATGATTGATTTCATTTTGGAAATCATGCCAAATGTAAAGCTTATTGTTGAACTAGCAACAGATGACCAGTTAATTCGTCTGTATGAACAAGCACAGGATAAGTTGAACTATCAATTGGATCTAATCTAATTGTATAAAAAAATACATCATATAAAAAGATGGTTAATTAAGAAAGGAAGAAGTAAAAGTAAATGTCAATGTCAGTAATATTAAGAAAGTCGTTAATCGAAGTTCTTAATAAGAAAAATGAAAAGAAGAAAGATGTGGCACGTGAAATCAGTACATCTCAACAATCATTGAGTGATTGGACTTCTCAGAATAATGTTAAACCAGTAACGATTGAAAATGCTCTAAGGCTTAGTGATCACTTTAGAGATTCGACTTTCACAATGGAAGTTATTCATCAGTTTTTTGGAATGTTTAAAACTTGCGATGGAGATGTTTATCGAAAAGACCCTTCATCATTGGACCGATTACAGAAAATTGAATCTAATGAGAGAAAAGCATTGAAGCATGACATCGAAAGAATTATTTTGAAAAATCCTGAATATTTATCTGAACAAGATATTTCTAAAATAGTTGCATACGCAAATGAATATTTAGATGAAGTAATTGTTGAAATCACACTACTTAGTAGCTTGTGTGATCTTGCTTCAATCGATATTCGTTATTTAAGTGAGCAACGCTTTCCATATTGGGAACAATTAGGATACATGAGGAAGGAGAATACAAATGGCACTAGAAGTTATTGATTTTAAATCAAAAAAAGATCGAAAAGTTAATTCAAAGAAAATTCCACCTTTGAAAGCAATAGAAGTAGCAAAAAGAAAAAATGTTTCAGCTGCTACTGTTACAAGATGGATGAAACGGGAAATTGATCCATTGCCTGCTAAAAGAAATGGTGGATTGGTAAGAATAGAAGTCGATGATTTAGAGGAATGGTATGAAAGAAACTTTATATAGGAGGGTCTCTAGTGAAGAATAAGGAACTTGCAATTAAAACAATGATGACACTTTCCGTAGGAATTTTATTCTTTGTGTTTATTTTATGTTTGATTAAATCACAATTTTTAACAGCGATTATATTAGCACTTTTTTTTATGTTTATCAGAGTGCTATGGGTAAATAGGGTGGAAAATAAATGAAGAAAAGAAAACCAAAAAGCTTATACGAAGCTAGAATTTTAGGAGCATTTATTCTTGTCTTTATATTAGGGTTATTAATTAAAAATAGTGTTCCAGCGAGCTATCTACTTTTGATTATTGGACCAATTGCAGTTGTTTGGTTCATGAAGTACGACGATGCAAAATATTTAGTTTACACAAAAAAAGAGACTCATTCGTCAGCAAACGATTAAGTCCCATACAAAAATTATACACGAGAATTATAACATAAAAACTGGAGGAAATGAAATGGATAATGAGTCAAATAAATTAATCATGTCAAAACGTTTTGAAGAATGGTTTAAAAATGCGACTGAAAATTGCGCAGAACGAGAATTATACGCTACAGCGTTAATTGCACGTATGGATTGGTTAGTTGATCCAATAATTAGTAAAAGTTATAGATATGATTTAACAACAGAGCTGAATCAAAATCATAGTAGTGCTTGGTATGATGTTGCTACTGAAATTTGTAACAAACGCAAAGAAACAGTTATACGAGCAATCTTAGAATACAATATTGAAATTGAAGGAGATTAATTTTATGAAAAACATTAGCTTGGAGTCAATCCGTATTCATAATTTTAAAGGTATATCAGACCTTATGATTGAACCAAATGGTAAAAGTATTGATATTTTTGGAGATAACGATGCAGGCAAAACAACTATCTATGATGCTTTTCTCTGGTGCTTGTTCAACAAAGATTCAAAAGAACGAACTAAAATCCAGTGGAGACCACTTGATGAAAATAGCGAGCCGATTCGCGGTAAACAGACATCAGTAACTGTAGTTTTAGCTATCAATGGTCAGGCAAAGGAGTTTGAAAAGGTCCGAGGAGACAAAGAAGTCATCAAACGAAATTCGGAACACAAGTCTTATGAGATGTTTACAAAATACCTCGTAGACGGATTAGAGACCACCACAAAGAAAGCATTTGACGATGAAGTAGAAAAAGTATTAGATCAAGACACATTTAAGAATCTGACTAGTGTGACTTATTTTTGTGAGCAGTTAGTGGCAGATGAACGACGTCAAAAGCTTTTTGAATACTTTGGCAGCAAGACAGATGAAGAGATTATCAACGAAACGCCATCGATTCACCAATTAAAAGAAATTATTGGCAATGATGACATTAAAACAGCTCGTGATCGTGTGCTTCAAGACCAAAAGCGAATCAACGAAACGCTGAAAAATATTCCTGTAAAAATCGAAGGTATTCAAGCAGCATTGCCAGATATTGAAAATATCAACAAAGAGCAACTATTAACCACTCGCAACGAGTTGACATCAAAGAAAAATGATATCGAAAACCAGCTCGTTACTATTAGAAATGGTGGTAATATTTCAGAATTAATTGCAAGTCTTAATACAAAACAAGAAGAATTAACTGCTGCTAAATTGAAGCATGATAATGCACAGAATGCACGTATTAATGGCATTGAGCAAGGTAAGTCAAAACTCTTTGCTGATTTCAATAAAGCCCAGAAGACGTATGCAGATGAAGAATCAAGTCTTAATGTAACAGAACGTTTGGTTTCTATAAAAGATAATGAACTGATTGCATTAAATAAAAAGCATGAAGAATTGTACGACAAATATGATGAAGTAGAAGCTGAAGAATTTACAGGCGGTCTAGTTTATACCAAATTATCTTTCAATGAAAATCTTTTAGTTTGTCAGCACTGTAATCGTCCATATGATGTCAAGGATCAAGATGAAATGAAACGACATCATGAGGAAGAAGAGCAAAAACGTGCAGAAGAAATTGAGTTAACAAATAAAGAAATAAAAGCCCAGTTTGAAGCGGATAAGCAAATCAAGCTCTCTGAAATTCGAGAAAAAGGCATTCAAAATAACAAAGATCGCGAAGCCTTAAAAAAAGAGATCGGCGAGTTAAAAGAACAACTATTGATTAAAACAGAAGCATATAACATTGCTAAAAAACACTTGGAAGATGTGAAGGAAAACTTAGCTGATGTAGAGCAGCAGATTTCCTCATTAAAATTAGAAAAAATACCATTTGAAGCAACTGAAAAATATTCAACTATCACTAAAGAAATAAAAAAATTGCAAGAGTACATTACTCAAAGTAACGAAGCTATTCTAGAACAAACTTCCGCTAAAACAAGTGAGATTACAGAAATAGATAAAGAAATCGCAATGATTGATGAAAAATTAGCCTTGCTAAAAGAGTATGAAAGACAGTTATCGATTATTGAAGATTTCAATGAACAAGAGCGCCAATTATCACATAAGAAAGGCGAAGTATTACAAAAATTAGTACTATTTGAAGAATTCTTTATAACAAAACAAAACATGCTGCAAGAAATTATAAATAGTCATTTCTCAGTTGTTAAATGGAAATTGTTCGATTTCTTTGAAGATGGAGGACTGAATGAAGCAGTATGTGAGCCGATGATTGACGGGGTACCGTTCAGTTCTCTAAATAACGGTAGCCGTATGCAAGCTGGATTAGATGTCTCAAATACGTTGATGAAACAGGAAGGCTATATCGTTCCAATTTTTATCGATAACGCTGAAGGTTTGACTAATCACAATAGAGACTCTGTTCAAGTAGACACTCAAGTTATTGCTATGTATGTAAATGAAGATGATAAAGCTTTACGAATCAAAAATCACAAAACGGAGGGCAAATAGATGGCACATGAACTTGCAGAAAATAAGATTTACGGAAATAGATTAACTAAAATTAACGATACCTTTATGCCACAAGTAGAATCACAGCTATTGAGTAATGGAATAAATATGACTGAATATCAAAAGCAATGCGTAATAAGCGCTATACAAGGAATTAATACAATGCTAACAAACTCAAACTTGTCAATTAATGATGTAGATTCAACAAATATGACAGAAACATTAATGACAATTGCAGCATTACAAGTCAATGCTTCAGCTATTCCTCGTGAAGTTTATTTTCAGACTAGAAATGTTAATAGGAAACAGTTCGGTCAATCAGATAATTGGGTGAAAGTAATTGAAATGGGTATTGAAGGAGATGGAAACGATGCTATCCTTTCAAAATTTGGACGGAACGTAAAACATGTTCATCGTCATTGGGAAGTGAGAGAAGAAGACCATTTTTCGTACCCAGGTTATAAAGGATTGTCAGTAACAGATCCAGAATGGGGGCCAACTGGTAAAGGAAAAGTAGTTAGAGTTGTTTATCCTATTGAAATGTCTGACGGTACAATCGAGTATCACATTGCAGAACGAGAGGATGTTGTTAAAAATTTAATTGCTCATATAAACCAGAACCTTATGAATGAAACTTTTGGTATAGCCAAAAAGAAAAAAGACGCAAGTTATCAGCAAAAGCAGGAAATCGATAATAAAAAGCAAGAAATTATGAACAATTTGAAAACAATGTCTTTAGATGACATCTTAGACAGTCAAGAATATCAATCATACATTAGTCCCGCATGGAAATCTCCACAAAGTAGAGAATCCATGATTGTTCGTAAAATGAGAAACAACATTGTTAAGAAAATTCCTAAAAACTTCGAGAATGCGTATGTCGCTATGCAATATCAGTCGCAAGACGACGAAGTAGTTAAATCAGTTAGAAAAGACGTCACAGAACAAACAGCACAAGAGGTATTCGATTTTGATGAAGAACCATCCGAAGCTACACAAGAAACTATGAAACACGATAAAGAAACTACAGCAGATACAACTATCATCGTTCCAGAAGAAGTAAAAGAGCCTGTCACTAGTCATGAGAAAGATAACGAACCAACACAAACAGCATTTTTCGATGATCTAACTACAAATATTACATCTGACACAGATGGACGTGGCTTTTAATGATTGAAATTAATATACAAGGATCTTCATCTGCAGGTAATAATTATTTACTTGCAGATGGAAACTCTTCCTTAATGTTAGAAGCAGGATTAAAGCCTAAAGATATTATGAAACAAGGTATTAATTTTTCAAATATTCAAGGTTTACTTGTAACACATGAACATGGTGACCACTCAAAGTATATCAATGATATTTTACTCGCTGGAAGATTTGATGTGTGGGCCTCACGAGGAACTTTAGAAGGATTAGGTATAAATAGACGGTCACATATTTTAAAAGCTAACCAGCAACAGAAAATTGGTGATTGGTTAGTTAAACCTTTTGCCACTATTCACGATGACAAAAAGGCACGGGCGAGAGAACCACTGGGCTTTCTTATTCTTTCACCTAGTGGAAAGAAAATAGTATTTGCTACAGATACTAACTATTTACCTAAAACGTTTAAAGACGTCACTCATTGGCTCGTTGAGTGTAATCATGATATCAAGTTAGTAAGACAGAGCAAACTGCCAAAAAGTGTTCAAGATCGAATTTTAAGAACGCATATGAGCATAGATGCCTGTAAAAAGTTTTTTCAGTCAACTGATTTAACAAAAACAGAAGAAATATACCTCATCCATTTAAGCGACAAGAATAGTGATCCAGAAAAATTTAAAGAAGAAATAGAAAAAATAACCAATAAAAAAATAATTATTGCATAGAGAGTGGAGGTGTGACATTGAATTATTTACAACAGATTCTTGCGTTTGACGATTATTTGCTTTATAAACAAAAGCTTTCATCAGGTCAGATTGCTTTATGGCGTGCATTAATGTCCATAAACAACAAAGCAGGATGGGCTACATGGTTTACAGCAGCTAATGCAACATTAGAATCTTTGTCAGGATTGTCACGCTCGGGAATTAATAAGAATAGAAACGCGCTAAAGCAACTAGGCTTGATTGATTTTAAAAGTAATGGTCGAAAAGCTACTTCTTACAAGGTATGCGTACTTTATACGTTAAATAGTGCGCAAGAGAGTACACAACAGAGTAACGATAAAGTGACACTAAAGAGTACAACGCAGTCAACGAACAGTGGCACATTAATTAAACATAAACAAAACATAAACACAAACAATTCTTTTTCACCAGAAACAGATAAAAATAAATTAAATATATACGCTGCCGTCGAACAAAATTTTGGGAGACCACTTTCGCCTATCGAAATGGAAATGATTAAACAGTGGCAAACAGAAGATGGTTATCCAGATGACCTTATTCAATTAGCCCTTAAAGAGGCAGTTCTTAATCAGGCATTCAGTCTAAAGTATATGGACCGCATATTGTTAAGCTGGGAACGTAAGGGAATAAAGACAAAAAATCAAGCTATAAAAAAAATTAGTGAATACAATATGCGAAATGATCAAGAGGAGATTTCTGTCGATTCAATACCAAAAGTTACAATGCATAACTGGTTAAATCCAGAGGGAAATTAAGAGAGAGGTGCTGTGATGAAAGCGTGGAGTCAGTTTGAAAAAATGATTGAACAAACCAACGAGTGGTATTGTCGTAACAGAAAAGGTACAGTAGCAAAAATACCTAATGGAACTAAAACTATAAGGGTTGGTGGAAAACCCGTAGTGATTCCAACTAACAAGACAGGATGTGATTTTATCGGACATTTGAAGGGACGGCCAATCGCCTTCGATTGCAAATCTACTGAAAATAAAACTGCATTTCCATTTTATGTTGGAAATAAACCAATGTTAAAAGATCACCAAAAAAATTTTTTAAAGGATTTTAAATTAAGCGGTGGAACAGCATTTTTATTAATTCAATTCAACAAAAGTCATCAAGTATTTTTAGTGGATGTTGATGATTATTTAAATATGCAAAAAAACTTAGGACGTAAGAGTATTCCATTAGATTACTTAAAAGAATTTGAGGTTCGACAGCATGGATACTATTCACATTATTTAGAAAAGTTAGAGCAAAACTACTGGCAATAACAGATTTAGGAGGAGTGGAAATGAGTATTGCATTACCAAAACAAAAACATTTAAGAGGTCCGTTACTTGATTACCTGAGAATTGCAGAGGATAATGGCGATTTGTTTGCATGGAGAAAGGCGTGCGAAATTGGGCGAGAAATATTCTCAGGTGATTTTTCAGACAATGCTAAACCATTAATTGTTATATACAAAGATGGATCTTCAGAAGTATTTAACACAAGAGCTGATGTAATTTCAGCGTGTCGAATCGGAAATGAAACTTTGCGAAAATGTTTGGAGACTGGCAAACAAGATAGATTGGGTCGCTGTTATGACTATGCCATTTTAGAGTAGCAAATTGTAATAGCTAATCGTATCTTTTGGCTCAAGAGGTTAGTCATTATGAATTTTAAAATTATGAGTTTGGAGGGGGAGCAATGGGAAAAAATTTACTCAGAGAGAAGAAGCGATTGATACGACAAAAAATTCTTTTTCTGACGGGTGAAAACGAATCTTGGATGAAGAATCCAGAAATCGTGAAAGAAGTCCAGAGGCTCTCTAAGCAACTAGAGTCAGATCTTATAGCAGATAAGCGACCATTGCCCAGTTTAGATCCTGATAAATTAACAAAAGAGAAGTATCAACATTTCTTAGATTTAGGTTATCAAGTAGGAGATATTAAGAAAGCCTTAGGACTAGGCACAACAACCTTTCAAAATTGGCGAAAGGCTAACGGGATAGAAAATAAAATTAATAGAAAACAAAAGAAAGAGGAGAGTAAACTTATGAAATTTAACATTCATACAGCAAGCTTATTATTACCAGGAACATTTGGAGCAGAAGGAAAAGAGTGTATTACGATTTCAAAAAGCGGGTTGGCTTTGAGCGGTCCAGTTGTGAGACGATTAAACAAACCTGAATGGATTCAATTGTATTTAGATGAATCAAGATTAGCATTGTTTGTCATTCCCTGTAAAGCGACGGACGAAGGCGCTAGAAGTTGTGTAAATCCGAAGTCAAAAAAGAAAGCAGGGTATCGTAAAAGCTGGTCAGGTAGCATTTTAGAGAAGGTAGCAAAAGCCAGCAAGATGGATATTGAAAATCATCGTTATCATGTTGAACCAGAAAGCGTTGAAGGCTATCCAACTGCTCTTGGTTTTGATTTAACGAAAGCCGTAAAAAATTAATTCTAAATTGTTGAGGGTGAAAAAATGAAATTAACTAGTGTGATATTTGAGTCGTCGGTTGAACGCTTTCCGCCACTTGTGGCGATAGATTTAGACCAGTTAACACCAGATGAATACGTGACACTTAGAAATTTGGGCTATGATACGCAACTTTCCAAAATTACAAAAAGGACCTTTGAAGAGTTGGAAGGCCATTTGGGAATTCGAGGAGACGTTGCAAAGAAAAATGGATTTTATGTATTAATTAAATAATCAGAAGGTAGTGAAAAATTGTGACTTATCCGAATTTTGAGAAAGATAGCTCTACCTGTGCCAATTGTGGTAACGCATTGTTTAATGATGGAGAATTTACTAATCAATCATATTTAACAATTAGAGACAATTTTATGATAGTTAATTTTTTCCAGTTTGAAGATGGAACAGACAATATGTTTTGTGATGCAAATTGTCTTGCTAGTTTTCTTTCAGCGGAAGAAGTGGAAATATTAGAAAGCGAGTGAAGAAGATGATTCCGAAGTTTAGAGCTTATTCAGTAGAAGAAAACATAATGTATTATCCTGATGAAGATAAAAATGTAGAATGGACTATTGATGATGATACAGGATTTATAGCGCCTCTTATCAATCTAGAAAATGGCATGTGGGGAATGATTGATAAATATGTTCTCATGCAATCAACAGGCTTGAAAGACAAGAACGGCGTTGAAATTTTTGAGGGGGACATTTTAGTTTATGATGCACCAAAAAAATACGCCCACCGAAGAAGTATGCACGAAATTGCTTATGCAGATGGGCGCTTTTTCTGGGAATTTTTAGATCTTGTATTTTGTCAATCTAATATTTTGTATCGCGATGGCTATTTAGTCATCGGTAACATCCATGAAAACCCAGAACTGTTGGAGGGAAATTAAATGCATGAACTAATAAAAGAAATTGAACGTCAACTTGAGATGGATCGTGTTGAAGAAGGAAATATGTCAGCAGAAGATGTTTTATTCATCGTAAAAGGTTTTAAAAGACCATATCTAAACGAAAATCAGCAGATTGTTCTGGATTGGTTGAAAGAAAAATATACAGTCACAAATATTGAACCTATAGAATTATTTTGGAGACTGAGAGTTAATTCTATAAAACCAGACTATCGTGATAGACCTGTCTATAGAAGTTACAGATATATGTCAAAAACTGGGCAATTACAAGTCTTACAAGCGTTTAGCCGATGGGCCATTGAACAGGAGGAAGCGGAATGAGTGATTATTTAGATCGAATAAAAAAGATAATGGAGATTAGACCAAGAGCTGAAGCGCTAGAGGTTATGGAAGAAGCTTTTAAAAGAGGGTTTAAATATGTGGTCAGAGACTGCAACAGCGAATATCTTTCCTTTTTTTCCTTGAAGCCTAAAAAATATATGGACCTAGGTTCGTGGGGTTATGTTAATGAAAATGCACAAGGTGCATTGCCATCAACTGTAATTCTTAAAAATACAGATATTACTGAAATTTCATGGCGTAATAAACAACCGATCATAATTACTGAATTTTTGAAGTATCAAAAAACTGGACTAGAAGACGAACTTTTTAGAGTGGAGGATCAGCGGTGAATAAACAAGAAAAAGAAGATTTAATTCAAGCGCTCTATGATATCGGAGGCTGCGAGGCAGAAGATGAATGGGCAAGAGGTTATGACGACGGAGTAAATGCAGCAATTGACGTCATAAAAGAGCTCAAAGTACAGGGAAAAGTTATATTTTCGCATGAAGAGAAATTTGTGGCTGATTGGCTTGATGGGTTAAAAGGGAAAATTAGTGATAAAAAACTAAGTTCTGGTGCTGCATTTATGGTATTCGTTGGTCAACAGTTAGAATGCTTATATTATAACGAATATACATTGATAACTGACGATGTTGAGGGTTGGCTTTTACATCCAGAAAATAAAGTAAAACTATTGAATGCGATTGATAACGGCTACGAAGTAGAGAAAAAGCAATTGTATTATGTTGATTTCATAAAAAACGATGATGTGCATAAGCGACTGGTTTTTGATCATGAAAATGGTAAATATAATATTGTTGACTGGTCAGATAATTTGATTGGGTTGGTTCAAGAAATATTCACAGAACAAGAAATCAAAGCAATTGATGAGCGCTATTGGCCGTTTGCTGTGAAAGCGGATGGTGGTGAATGAAAACTGATTTAACCAGACAAGCTGAGAAATGCTTGTGGCACTATACCAACAAAATGGGCGTGTTCGGCTGTTTTGAAGTTACTATTGGGTGGTTTGGCAAAGAAAGAGTCGACTTTATGACTTATTCTACTGACAACACCATTAGATGCTATGAAATTAAAGTTACAATGGCAGACTTGAAAAGTTCTGCGAAACAGACGTTTTTAGGTGATTATAACTATTTAGTTGTCACTAACGAATTATGGGAAAAGATTCAAGCCAATCCAGATTTAAAATGGAAATATAGCAATCAGGGAATACTAATTTTTTCTGAACTAAGGCACAACTTAGGTATTACAAGTGTTAAAAAAGCGAAAAAGCAAAATGTCACGTTAGGAACACGAGCAACTGTCTTAGAAAGTATGGTGCGATCTTTAAATCGAGAAGTTGAGAAGTTTTACAAGGTAAAGCCTTTTTGGGGATTAAGTGAGGAGGCCAAATAGATGAAAATTATAGCAAGAGATCGAGGGACTGGAAAAACAACAGAGCTAGTTAAAGAATCAGCTAGAACAGGTCAGTATATTTTAGCATCGAATAAATCGCATGTCCGAGCTATTGAACAAATTGCCAAAAAAGCAGGCGTTACTATTCCATATCCTGTTACGGTGGATGAGATTGTAAGCATGGACCGCTTTACATGTGCCAGTTCTATTCAACGAGATGGATTGCTAGTGGATGAAGCAATTATGGTTTTAAGTAAACTAATTGGCTTAAAAATCACTGGGGCCACTATATCTCTTGAAGGAGAACAACAATGCTAAGTTATCCAGAATTATATATACTGGGCCGTCAAGTAGACGGCGTGTATGTTGAGTACCTGCATGGATCAGAGCAAGCCGATTTATTTTTCGATTATACAATTGCTCGCGATGAAAGAAATCATATGAATAAAACCAATATGAAAGATGGCGCTTGGGAAATTTTAAAGTATGGCAGACCGATCACGCTAAAGGAGAATTAAATGAAAACAGCTGAAGAAGAAATTAATGAATTACTGGGCAAATACAATTTTGATTTAGCGGTTTTAAAGGATATTAACTATAGATTATCTTGCTGTAGAGAGGAAGCATATGCCAGACAGCAATTACGATATCTAAAGAATCAAATCATCATGGGATTTGCGACTGAAAAAAAGAAATAATAAGATATTAATTAATGAAAAGAGGAAAATTTATGGGTAAGAAAAAATCAAAAATTAAAAAGAAAAAGCGTCGTTTACAAGAGAAAGCAATGGCCAATGGAACGATAAATACGAAGAAAAAATAATCAGAGGTGGATTATGTGGACTTTAAGCCAGCCAAACTATCCGAATTAGAGAATTTTGATGGAAAGCATGTTATAATACTAGTTAGCAACGGGCAAACAAAAGTAGCCGATCTGCCTGAACATGGAATTGTTGAAGTAATATCTCATGCTGGTAAAGTAACGTTTATTGAACAAAAAATTAAAGAAAAATTTTAATATAGTCTGACTAGACATACTAGAAGACATCTGACCAATTGTGTTTTTACACATTGGTTAGGTGTCTTTTTGTATTTTTATTAGAAGGAGCGATTCGCCGATGTTAGACCAACACGGAAGAGAGATTTTGATTCAGGAATATAAGTCTGATTTAAAAGACGCAAGTCGTCAGCATCGACGAATTGCAAAGAAGAAGTATCAAATTGAAAAAAATGGCAGATTAGAAACAATTGATGACCGCACTGCAGAAGATATAAAGGAACAGTCCATTTATGCTGAAATTATTTCATCTACCAAATATGCGTTATATTGGCTTGAACATGGAATTGAGCGACCTCTTGATGAGGAGGCAGCAAAAAAAATACCTAAATATCGCAGAGATAAACATATTACAAATATGGATAAGATATCATACGAAATTTATTGTAACCAGTATGAATCTGCACGTAATTACCCTATTACTGAAGAGAAACAAGAGATGTTGATTCAACTTAAAGAGTTGTTATCAACGTTCAGCGAGAGAGAACGTGATTTGTTTGATTATATCCATAATCAGCAACTTACTTATGCAGAAGCTGCTGAAAAAATGGATATTAAAGTAGGGACTGCTAAATCCATGTCACAACGAATTAGGAATAAAATTGATGCTTATTTCGAATATGGACATCAGATTTCATTATTTTAAATTTCATTTTTTTGTAAACCATTCCCACCTATAGGTGAGAGGTAAAATTCTCCTATTCTATGTTGGTAGAGTAGCTTAATAATATTTACTTGTAAAAAAATACAAGAGAGGAGGTGTTCCTCCTCCTCTAAATTTCTACAAATTACGAGTAAATTAGGTAGACGTGTAGCTCAATAGGTAGAGCAATTGATTTTTAATCAATGGTGCGTGATTGCTTGTGCAGGTTCGACTCCTGTCACGTCAATAAGTGGGAAACCACTTAAATAAAAAATCGGTATATGTCAATAAATGTTTCTACTACTGTGACACACGATTTTCACTCCTTCCTTTCAAAGTGCCTGCCTGCGGAAACAGGAAAAGGCGAGCAACCTAGTATTGTTATTCAGTGTGGATTCGGCTAGGCGTTCCACATAAATTTAAATAGGGGATACATTATGAATTACTGGTACATAAGTTTAAGTAAAAATTACCCACCAAAAATAACTAGACAAGTTGAACTTCATCGACACTATGCTGTTGTTGAATGTATACAACGTGTAAATAAAAAAGAAATGGTAGCTCTAGAATTGAATTTTCTAGGTTATGGATTTTATAAAGACAATCACATTCAAGAAAATTTAACACATAAAAAAAGGAGTGTTCATTATGAAAGAACTAATCAAAGTATCAGTCAATGAAAATGATGAACAGTTAGTTAGCGGTAGAGAGTTACACGAATTTTTGCTGGTTGGAACGCCTTATAAACGATGGTTTGAACGAATAACAGAATATGGATTTGCTGAAAACGTTGATTTTACCGTGATTGCCAAAAATGTCCATGACGAGACAGCTTTTGGTGGCGTTCGTACTGTTACTGATCACGCTATGACCTTAGATATGGCTAAAGAGATTTCAATGATTCAAAGAACTGACAAGGGTAAACAAGCGCGACAATATTTTATTCAACTAGAAAAAGCTTGGAATAATCCTGAGATGGTCGTGCAACGCGCCTTACAAATTCAAACAAAAAAAGTTGAAGCTCTACAATTAGAAAATGAGCAATTGAGGCCCAAAGCGTTATTTGCAGATGCTGTCAGTGTTAGCCATACTAGTATTTTGATTGGTGAGCTTGCTAAATTGATTAAACAAAACGGTGTAGACGTTGGTGCTAAACGTTTATTTTCATGGTTACGTGAAAAAGGATACCTGATTAAAAGAAAAGGTACCGATTGGAATATGCCCACACAGAAGTCAATGGATCTCGAATTATTTGAAGTGAAAGAAACGACTATTGCACGTTCCGATGGTAGTGTAAGTATCAGTAAAACGCCTAAAGTTACTGGGAAGGGTCAGATTTATTTTGTGAATAAATTCTTGTCAGAATAACTCCAGAATGAAATTTTATATTTCATTTAACTGTTCGATTATAGTAAGCAACTCTTGCAGTGAGTTTTTCATATTTTTACCTTGAAGGGTTTCTTGGTAAGCGGCAAACTGTTTTTTATTTCGGGGGTCATCATCAAATGGCATTTCATCCCACACACAATAGCTTTTTCCAAAAATAAATTTTTTAGTAATAACTAGGGGAAAGGTAAAACTTGGCTTTACATCTAAAGCAACAAATTTAAAAGGTGTTTCTCCATGCTTGCTATAATTCCAAAGATATTTGTAACCAAGTAATGTTTTATCTTTGTAGATGTTTTTATTTGATCGTTCTAAAAAACTTCCTACAAAAGCTAGAGTAATAAATATTTGTTCTTCTATTAAAATATTAAATGAACTATCACTTGTGTTAAACAATCCAGGATTGTTTAACATGTTGATTGAAAGATTGATATGTTTTAATGTTAAAGCACGTAATGTTTTAAGTTCCATAATTATCTCCTCCTGTGTATATAGTAACATATAAATAACAGTTGCTTTCCTAATACAAATATAAATACAAAAACACTGAAGCAGATAGAACATATAGTAGCTAAAAATAATATTTTCTTCTTTTCGTGATATAATTGTAGTAAAGGAGAATTTTATGTCAAAGAAATATAAGATTATTGATACCCTTAGTCGTGTTGAATTTGGAGAATTAAAACAATGTGAGTTTGAATCCTACAAACAATTTGTAAAAAAATATAAATGGTTTGAAAACGTCTTTTTTTCCTTTGAGTTAGCGAATAAATCGGTGAAACAATTCAAAGACTTTGAAAAACACATAAATTCGAAAGAAAATAAATATGATATAAATGAAATTCACACAACTGGGCTATACCATATAACTAGCTTGGTTTTATTTCTAAGATTATTTATCGACAATTCAAAAAGTTACTCAACCAAGGTGTCTTCAGAGTGTAAACTATTCATCAAAAAAACAGAGAAAAATCCAAGTATAAAAATACTGAAAGCTTTAAGAGATTATTCTCAACATTACCACTTACCAGTGGAAAATACTCATAGAGTATATGATATATTTAACGAAACTATGACAACAAAATTTATAATCACCAAGTCTGATCTTTTAAAAAATAAAGAAAACAAACGCAACCTTGCTATTATCGAACAATATCCTGATGATGAAATAAACATTGGTGAAAAAATTGATGAATGGTTTCAAAGTATTACTTTGCTTATGGAGAATATTTTAGAAGAATTTACAAGTAATATTTCAGAAGAGACAAAAAATATATTGCGCAATAAGTTTGGATGGATTCAAAGTAAAGATAAGAAGTATTTTTTGAATTCAGTTGTTGAAGAAGGTGAGTATTATCCAGAAATCTATTATTCAACAGAACCACGAGTTTTAAATGTTATACTAATGATGATTTAATGCAGTTTTTTTCTATATTTGTAATTAAATTAGAAAGGGGAGGTGAAGTTAATGGCAAATCAGATGAAAGAACCAACTAAAAAAATTAAAGAGAGATATGATTTGTTTGTTGATTACTACCTCCAGTCTTTCAATGCGACAAAAGCTGCTGTTTTAGTAGGTTATTCCGAAAAAACAGCAAGGCAACAGGGACATAAATTACTAACAAATGCTTACATTAAAGAAAAAATTCAATTGGAAATGAAAAGACTACGCGATCGTATGAAGGACGAGGGATTGCGTAGTTTTTCAATGCTGTTAGATATAGCAATGCAAACTGAAGGGAAAATACAAGCTCACAACGAAGCTGAGATAGCAATTGATAAAATAAAGTCTGAACTTAGCAATTTAGAGCTCGAAATGCTTAAGGCTAATAACGACTTAGAAAAAGTACAAAAGTCAGCAGATGCTATTGATGGTCGAAAGAAAGAAATGCGAAGCCACAAAAGAAGTCTTTTAGAGCAGATTGATTCCATAAAAAAAGAATATTTTGAAATGAATCTTGAAAGAGTTGTGTTACTAAATGAATTGTCAAAGCATCAATCTCGTTATCTTGATGCCAAGGAATGGGAAAAATTACAGAATCTAAAGAAATCTATTTTCCAAGACATTTTAGACCGAGGCGGATTTAAAGCAATTGACCAGATACAGCATAGCGGAAAAGTGGATGTTAATCCGCTTGCGAATTTGTCGGAAGAAGAATTGAGGCGATTAGCAAATGGACCAAGAGCAACTTGATGCATTAGCTAACGCTGCATTGGAAGAACTAGCTAGACGAAATTATGGGGATTTCTTCTATTTGTCACATGGTAAACAATGGGATTTATTAAGACATCAGAAGTACATTACAGATCGACTTCAAAAAATAATTGATGGGGAGCAAAAGTATTATATTATCGAAATACCTCCCCAACACGGTAAATCTACTGTAATTACTGAGACATTTCCAGCTTATTATTTAATGAGACATCCAGATAGTCTGGTGATGGTTGTTTCTTATTCAAAAGAATTATTCCAAAAGTTTGGGAGAAAAAACCGCGAAAAGTTCCGCTTGTTTTCGGAACAATTATTCGGCTTACAAATAAGCTCTGAAACTTCATCTGTTAGTGAATGGGGAGTTGAAGGTCATCTAGGTTCGCTTTACAGTACTTCTATTCTAGGTGGTGCAACAGGGCGTGGAGCAAGGCTTTTAATTATCGATGATCCGATAAAAAATAGGGCAGAAGCCGAATCTAAAACAATTCGCGATAAAATATATAATGAGTGGCAAGACACTTTCTATTCTCGTTTAACGGCGGATGCCAGTGTCATTGTAATCATGACTAGATGGCATGAGGATGATTTAGCAGGTCGTCTGTTAAAAGAACAAACATTGCCTTGGGAAGAAATTAAAATACCAGCTATAGCCGAAGATGACGACTTACTAGGAAGAAAACCAGGAGAAGCGTTGGCACCTGAAATTGGGAAAGATGAGGAGTGGGCTGCTAAAACAAAAGCAGTTACTGGTTCTCGTGGCTGGGCTGCTTTGTACCAACAACGACCAACGCCAGCAGGTGGTAATATTTTCAAACGTTCATGGATTAAGTTTTACGTGCCAACATTAGAAAAGAAAGTTGAATTGAATTTAGGTGATGACGTGGTTATTTTGCCACGTCTTTTTGATAGGCAGGCACAGTCGTGGGACTGTACTTTCAAAGACACCGAAACCTCTGACTATGTTTCTGGTCAAGTGTGGGGCAAGAAGAGAGCCGATTTTTATTTATTAGACCGTCATCATGAGCGTATGGGCATAGTTGAAACGATGAAAGCAATTGATGCCATGGCTGCTAAGTGGCCAAAAGCTAGAGGTATTTACATTGAGGATAAAGCTAACGGAACGGCGGTAATTGAAATGCTTAAAAATGAGCTGAGCGGTATCGTTGCAGTAAATCCAGAAGGCGGCAAAGAAGTACGGGCAAACGCTGTTGCTCCTATATGGGAAGCTGGTAATGTCTATCTTCCGCACCCATTAGTTTGTCCTTGGGTAGATGATTTCATTAACGAACTAGTAGCATTCCCAAATGCTGAACATGATGACGACGTTGACAGTATGACTCAAATTCTTAACAAAATGATTGGCAAAGTAAGTTTAAGAGAAAGGTATCTCGACAATTAAAAAATTGAAAGGCGGTGAATAAATGGGGAATATAGCAAACGAAGCTAAGTTATTAAAGCTGGATGGTAAAGCATATCGAAGTGACTTTATGCTTGGAAATGGCAAAGGCCACGCTAGAGACAACTTATCTAGACAAAGACCAGGAACGAGCAAGAGATTGTCATACTCACAATTAGAGTCGCTTTACTCGTCTAACTCGATGGCGAAAAATATCGTAGACATTCCAGCAGAAGACTTAACTAGAAATGGTTGGAGTCTCAAAATGGAAGATGATAAAGTAAAAGCTCTGTACGAAAGTAAGCTGAGACAACTGAAGGCTAAGGAACGATTACAACAATTATTCACGTATGAACGATTATATGGAGATGGCTTCGTAAGTATTGGAACAATAGAGAAAAGAGAGTACTCTCTAAGTGAGCCATTAGACTTTGAAAATATTAAAAGTGTTCCATATATTAATGCATTTTCAGGCAAAAAGATTAGTAATAGAATTATTGATGAAGATGTTTTTAGTCCAAACTATGGACAGATTGAATCTTTTGAAGTCAATAATAGATCAAACAACAGTCGCATACACCTTCTAAATAATACGACTTACAGCAGAGCTACAACAATTCATAGGTCACGAGTTTTACATCAACAAAATTTGAGATTTGAAGATGAATTAGAAGGATCATCTTTATTAGAGAATCTTTATGATATCTTAACTGTAGCTGACACTTCTGTTTGGTCAGTCGGACAAATTCTGTATGATTTTATTTTTAAAGTATACAAGTCAGCAGATGTTAGAAGTCTTACACCACAAGACAAACTAGAAATTGAAACTAAGATGGATTATCAATTCAGAACAGAAGCAATTGCTATCATAGACAAGGAAGAAAGTCTTGGTAAAGAGAGTTCTTCGGTAGCAGGTATCGGTGAACTACTGGATTTTGTTTGGGATTACTTAGCAGGTGCTGCTCGAATGCCCAAAACTGTCTTGAAAGGGCAAGAAGGTGGTACAGTTACTGGAGCACAATATGATGTCATGAACTACTATTCTCGTATAACTGCTATACAAGAAAATCAGTTAAGACCACACCTTGAATATCTCATGCGGTGTCTAATGTGGGCAGAGGACGAATGTGGTGGTCGACTTGACCCTGATTCAATCGAATGGTCCGTTGAATTCAATCCACTTTGGAATGTGGACAGCAAAACTGATGCTGAAATAAGGAAACTTACTGCTGAGACAGACAAAATATACATCGAGGCAGGCGTTTCTGATCCTGATGATGTTCACGAAGCTCGCTTTGGTCGTTTTGGCATAACAGAAACCTCTAAATTTAACGCGGATAGCTTGTCCAGGGATGAGTTAGATAAGATGGCTGCTGTAGTTTATGAAAATTACAAACAGGACAGAGATAATGAAAAATAATCCAAAAACGAGATATCCGTTACGTTTAGAAGAAAGCTATGCCAAAAACATTCAGAAGGCCGTAAAAGAAATAGAAAAAGTTTCGTTATATGAATTTGATAAGTATTTAGCACCGATGATAGATGAAAATAAGCTAGTAAATGATTCAAAGTTTATTCAAGACGGACTATTCGATGCCGCATCGAAACTAATCAAAAATGCGCAAACATACTTTTTAGGTATTCTTCAAAACAGAACCGCACAAAAAATAGTTCGTAAGTATATTAATAGTGTGAATGCGTTTAATAAGTCTAATGTGAACTCTCAACTTAGTGCTAGAGGAATAAATCCACTACAGACTGAAAAATGGTTAGACAGCTATGTTCAAGCTAAAATAGCGGAAAACATCAGTTATGTCACTAATATTCGTGATGATTACTCAAAAAAGTTTGAACAGGTTATTTATCGCGGAATCACAGAAGGCAAATCTTCAAACGAGATAAGAGAAGAGCTTGTTCATCAAGCTGGTATGTCATCAGACAAAGCAGCGTTTATTGCTCGTGATCAGACAGGTACTATTTTAGGTCAGATGAATAGTGAACGCCAAAAACGAGCGGGATTTCAAGCTTTTAGATGGAGTGATAGTGGAGATGAACGAGTTAGGGATTCTCATCGAGAACGTAACGGGAAGATTTACTTTTATGCTGATAATCCATTATTACCAGGCGAAGAATATAATTGTCGCTGTGTTGCTGAACCAGTCGACGATGAAGAATTGCTTGAAGAAAGCATTGATCTTGGCCTTTCTAATCAAGAAGAGCATGCGGTCAAGACATATGTTAGCTCTGAAGCTTACAAATTAAACGATAAGCTAAGAAATGGTTATCAGTTAGATGAAAGCGACTTGAAATTGATAGACAATTTAGACAAAGCGTTAGACAAAATGACCAACTATGATGGTGAAGTAACACGTTCCATGTTTTTTGATAGCAGTGATGATCTAGTGAAGTTTGCTAACAACTACAATTTAAATGATGTTGTTCAATTTCCTGAATACATTTCGACTACAAAAGACATTTACTCAGAGCAAGACTCGTTAAGATTTGTTATAATGAGCTCAACTGGAAAAGATTTAGGTTCTTACAACAAGTCTGAAAAAGAAGTTCTGTTTAATCGTGATGCCAAGTTTATTGTTAAAGATAGATATTTATTGGATGGAAAACCATATATAGTACTGGAGGAGTACCATGAATAAAGATGAGAAAAACAAACGTAGATGGGAAGACGTTCCCAAATCAAAAAGTCTAGGTTACCCAGATGAGATGACAAAAAAAGAAATAGATACATCGAAAAAGAAAGATAAAGATTTCATGCAGCAATTGAAGAAATCTTTAAAAGAAAAAGAAGAGTAGCACCGACCTTATAGGTTGGGGCTATTTTTTATACTCAAAAAACAGGAGGGACATTAATGGATAGTCAAAAATTTATTGATTTATGTAAAAAGCATGTAGTTGATTTTGCTAACAGTCAATTGGATTACACAGATCAAAAAAAAATAAGCGAGTCTGATATTTACGTGGTCTGGTTAGCGAAAACCCTGCAAAATAATAAAGCATTGTTAAGTACCAATCTATTTGATGGTATGTATTACGAAGTTACCTTCGACGGTGATAAAAATGAACTATATTTCGATGCTTATAAAAAGTGGAGAAATATCAGGTTTGATGTAACTGAAGGAGGTGATCAAAATGGCTAAAGAGAAAAAAGCTTCTAGTAAAGAAGAAAACAAAAAAGAGTTGTCAAAAACTACGCAGAAAACGACTCATACTGTTTCTGAAGGAGAAACTGCTAGTGAAATTGCGACACGCTATCATATGAGCCTACGAAAATTACTGGATCTTAATGAGTTAGAATCGAGTAATCAAGTAACCGAAGGCATTCGCTTATTAGTCGAATAATGGGGTGAAGACATGGTAATTAGATATGACAAAGCCTTTATTAAGGATTTTAAAGAAACTGATGAAGGTTATTTGACAATCACAGCTTGTCCAATTACACGACCAGGTGTTTTCCCTTACCGTCGAACTGATGGCGGATTATCAATGGAGGCAAAATTGCCTGATGAATTATTTTCTAAGACAACTGTACTTTCAGCAAATGCTAAGCCAATGACTGATGATCATCCGACCGAACCAGTAACAGCAGCTAATTACAATAAATATTCAAAAGGCATGACTCATAATGATGCTCACGTTTTAGATAATAAGCTATTGGTTTCGTTCACAGTTACAGATGCAGAGACAATAAAGAAAATTAACGATGGAAAACGAGAACTGAGCATCGGCTTTCAAGCAGATGTTTCAAAAGAAACTGGCGTGTATAATGGCATGCAATATGATTCCGTTCAGAGAAACATGCAAATTAATCATATTGCTATAGTAGATGAGGGGAGAGCTGGTCCCGAAGTTGCTATTCGGGGAGATTCAGTCGCTTTCATGATTGATACTAAAGATAAACAAACAGGAGGAAATGGAATGTCTAAATTAATTATTGATTCAAAGGAATTTGAAGTGGATTCAATTGTAAAAGCAAAATTTGAATCTTTAGAAGCAAAATTAGATGCAGCCGAACAACGTAAAGCAAACGTTGAGAAATTAGAAGGTGAGCGAGATGCTTTAAAAGCTCAAATTGATAAGTTGAATAAGGAAATTGACGAAGCAAAGAAAAAAGAAGTAACTGCAGATGCTTTGGATAAGCGTGTTCAAGATCGTGTTGATCTAATTAATAAAGCACAAAAGTTTCTTGGTGATTCAGTTGATTTCACTGGCAAATCTGATCGTGAAATTAAAGAATCAGTAATTGCCAAAACATCACCTGACTTTAAAGGTGATGGAAAATCTGACGATTATATTGCAGCATACTTTGATTCAGCAGTTGCAAATGTGGAGAAAAAAGGATTTACAAATCCAGCAGCGTTCAACGATGCAAAAGATAAAGATAAAGAAGCAGCGGAAGAAATTGAAAAACAAAAAAATAACCGTTTGAACATGAACAAAAAGGAGGATAAATAACTATGACTATTCCTTATCCAGAAAAGTATATGAAGCCTGAACTTGGTATTGGGAAATTAGCTAATTATCAAGGTGTACAAGCAGATAGTCTTGTCGTTGGTGTTGGTGGTTTAGGTTTCGGTGTCGGCGTGCAAGTAACAGAAGACGTTGCTACCACATATAAAGATGGGCAATTTTATGGTATTTCATATGCTAAAAATTATGTAGAAGAAATCCCTTATGGAGATGCAGAAAAAGTTGGTAAATATAAAGAACACGAAATGGTACCAATTTTACGTAAAGGGGCTATTTGGGTGAAAGTTGATGAAGATGTTTTAGCAGGAGAAAATGCAAAAGCTTTATCAACTGGAAATTTTGGAAAAGCAACTATTAGTTCTGATCCAGCTACGACACCATCAGATACCGTGATTGGTACATTCAAAACATCGGCATCAGCTGGTAGTTTAGCAGTTTTACAAATTAACTTACCTTAAAAAACTAGGAGGACAACTAAATGGGAAATGATGTAACAGCAACTTTAGAAGCACGTGACCTACAAGCAATTGATAAGGTCATTTATCAAGCACCACAGGAAGAACTTGTGGCGCGAACCATGTTTAATGTTAAAACAGATATCAATCCAGGAGCGGAAACATACGCATATAATGTTATGACTAGAAGTGGCGCTGCAAAAATTATCGCGAATGGCGCAGATGATCTGCCTTTAGTTGACATTGATATGAAACGTTATCAATCACCAATTTTTACAATTGCTGCTGGTATTCGTTATAGTCGACAAGAAATTCGTCAAGCTCAAATGATGGGAACTTCAATTGATGCAACAAAAGCAGAAGTGGCACGGCGTACTATTGCTGAAAAAGAAAATAGCTTTATTTTTGTGGGAGATCCTAAAGTAAACCATAAAGGTGTTGCGAATGCTGAAGGTATTCAAGTTATTAATTCACCTAAGAAGTGGAAAGAAATGACTAGTGAAGAGATTGTTGAACAATTACGTACATCTCGAGCTAAAATTACTATTATTCCAGGATTTAAAGGATCTAGTCTAAAATTAATGGTTGCTCCAGAACAATATGAAGAATTGAATCGTCGTTATGGTGAATATGATGCACGATCAATTATGAAAGTTGTTCAGGAGAATGGCTGGTTTTCATCTATTGAGCAAGTTTATGATTTAAAAGGTGTAGGTACTGATAATTCTGATTCATTTATTATCATGGATACAAAACCATCAACTTGTGAAATTTTACTTCCAGAAGACATCGTCCGTTTAGAAGTTGAATGGTCTTTTCCAAATTGGAAAGTACCATTTGTAGAACGTTGTGGTGGTGCGTTAATTAGAACGCCATATGCAATTGTTCGTGTGGATGGTATTTAAAAATAAGGAGGTAAAGATTATGTTAGTACACAATAAAGGTTCATATATTAGACATATTGGAAATATTCGATTAATTCCAGGAGTAAATGATTTAGATAATTCAGATGCTGAAGCATTTATTAAAGGTATGGAATTACCATTAAATAAATCGTTGGAAAGATTAGGAGAAATTGAGATTTTGGACCATATAACAAAAGGAAAATCAAAAAAAGCAGTTGGTTTTACTGAATTGAGTGCCAATAAAGCAGTAGAATCCATTGCTGATACGTTCGATTTAGAATTGTTGGAAAAATGGTTGGAAGAAGAGCAAGCAAACAAAAATCGCACAACTGTAGTCAAAGCAATCGAAAATCAAATTGATGATATTAAAAACCCTGATGAAGACAGCGTAGTTAATCCAGAATAGGAAGTGGTACTATGCCAAAAAGCACAGTTGAAAATGTTAGGTTAACAGCTGCAGAACTAGTAGGGGTTAACAATGATTCTATTAAGTTGTTTATTGATGATGCTTGGCTAGAAGTAGATGCATTGCCATTTAAAGAAGAGGTTAAGGAGAAAGCGTGTCGATATCTCGCTTGCCATCTAGCCGTTTTGAACAACCAAAATACTAAATCCGAGCAAGTAGGCTCGCTAAAAAAAGAGTATTCGGGTTTTCACTCAACTTTTACCGACCTAAAAAGAACCGTTTATGGCCAAGAGTATTTACGTCTTTACAACGAATACGCAAAAAAAGGTTCATTGAGTTTGGTTGTGATTTGATGAAAGTTACTGAGAATAACAGGATTATTAAGCTGATTGATGAACTAAATCAGCTTAATAAATATTCTTTGCAGATAGGAATATTTGGGGAAGATGATTCTTTTATGGCGATGTTGGCCCAAGTTCATGAATTTGGTGTGACTATTCGTCCCAAAGGTCGTTTTCTTGTTATACCACTTATGAAAAAGTATAGAGGTAAAAGCCCACGTCAATTTGATTTGTTTTTTATGCAAACTAAAGAAAATCACAAGTTTTTAGTAAGAAATAAAGGTAAAGATCAGTTAGAATTCGCATACATGTTAGCGGAGCAAATAACTATTCCAGAACGTTCCTTTATTAGATCTACATTTGACGAGCAAGCAAAGGCTTGGTCGGATTACGCCTTAAACCTTGTGAAAAAACTTATTGCTGGAAAAATGACAGCAGAAGAATTGACAAATAAAGTTGGTGCTCGTATGCAAAGGGATATTCAACGAACTATCAGAAATTTATCTGATCCGCCAAATTCTCCAATAACAGTCAATAATAAGAAGTCAAGTAATCCATTAATTGACACAGGAAAATTAAGACAGTCAGTGACTTATAAGGTGGTGAAAGGGTAATGCAAAGAATGAACTTTTCTAGTCTTATAGAAACTTTTGCGGTTGACTTTCAGTTAGTGTTACCTTCAGTTGAAGGTGCTGGTAAATACATTCACGGCGAATGGTTTCCTACTAACGAAGAACCCAAAACCGTTTCTGGGGCGATTATCCCATACGACAATCGGACGATTTATCAAAGTGGTGGAACACTCACATCTAGCGACAGGCAACTTGCTTACGTTGGATCGATTCCTTTAGGTTCTAAAATTATTGACATGGGAAAAGAGTACAAAGTAGAAAGCGAAGAGCCATATGCGGAACACTATGCAGATGTGAACCTTTACAGATTAAAGGCGGTGACCAATAATGCCGCAAATTAATGGGGCTTTTAGTTATGAGCTTTTAGCTGATGAGCTAATAGCAATTGTTAAGAAATCAACTGGACTTCAACTTATTGAAAGTAGCACAGCTGGTCCACAGCCAGATAAACCGTTTTTTTCTTATGAGGTCATCTCGCCATATATTCCAGTGACTATAGATGTCACTGATAATGAAGTATTTGAATTAGTAGTGTCTATTAAATGTCATACAGATTCTAGTATTCAGGCACTTAATTTGTCAGAGCAGTTAAGAAAGCATTTAAACGGTTTTTCTGTAAAAGTAGACCTTCAAAACTCTAAAATAGCCTTAGTTTCAACAACACAATCTCAAAAACGAGATAATTTCATTAGTATTGATTATGAACGTCTGGCTGGCTTTGATGCTCGTTTTAGAGTACAAGACAGCTACGTTGACAATGCTGTGATTATAGAAAATATAGACATACAGGAGGAAAACAAATGATTGAAAAAATTACAGATGTTAATGTAAAAATTGACATAATGCATCCACAACCCATTGTTGGATTAGGAAATCCAGCAATTTTTGTTCAAGGATCTACTCAAAACTATAAAGAATATACAAGTTTAGAAACATTAGCAAAAGATTTTGCTACAACAACTACTGTTTATAAAAAAGCAGAAATAATTTGGAAACAGGAAAATAAACCACAAACTATTGCAGTAGTAACTTTTGTAGCAGATACCCCTACTAGTCCAGAACAGCCAGATAGCTTAATTGCTGGAAGTGGAATTATCGCCGCAGCTACAAGTTACTTTTATAATGATTGGCATTTTGCATTATTAGCCAACTTTGTTGAGGCAGATGCTTTGGCACTATCAAATTTAATTGAAGAAAACGAATTTAAGTTTTTAGTAATTCAGACAGCTACAGTTGACGAATTAACAGTTTTTACAGGGAACAATCTAACTATCGGCTTGGTTCATCCGTTAGAAGAATTTTTAGATGCTGCATTAATTGGTAATACTGCAAGCTTAACAGTCGGAAGTGTTACTTGGAAATTCCGACATAATTTAGTAGGGATTACACCTAACACATTAACTACCTCTCAACTACAAGCGATTGAGAAAGCTAATGCTATTGCTTATGTATCAAAAGCGGGAATCCCCCAAACATCAGAAGGAAAAACAATGAGTGGCGAATTTATCGATGCCCTGCATGGGGATCACTGGGTTAAATCAAACATTGAAACGAATGTTCAGCGCTTGTTATCAACGACAGATAAATTAACTTTTGATTCTAATGGGATTGCTTTATTGGATACAACTGTTGCAAATGTTTTGGAAACTGCATTTAATAACGGAATTGTAGATATTGTAGATGAAACTGGTGTTGGAAATTATAGTGTGACTGCTTTGGGACGTCAAGATTTAAATCCAGATGATATTGCAGCACGAAACTATAAAGGATTATCATTTAAATACAAACGTTCTGGAGCAATTCACACTGTTGATGTTACTGGAACAATTGAAGTCTAAAGGGGGAACTAACTAATGCAAAGCATGACAACTTATGATGCCAAAGAGGTATCTACTATTATTGACAATGTCGTCCAATTTGGCTTTCAAGATGGTGACATGGTATCTTTTTCAAAAGATAATTCGTATATTGAAGTACAAACAGATGCCCAAGGACAATCTAGTGCTGCGAAGAACAACGATAATTTAGGGACTTTTACAATTAACTTGTCTCAAAACTCACCATGTAACAAACAGCTGATGGCTTTAGCTAATGGTCGTAAAGAATTTGCAATTTCTGTGACACATTCAACTGAAAAAGCATGGGCATCAAAAGCCTATATTGAAAAAACGCCTGATGGATCGTTTGGTAAAGGCGTTCCAACTCGCTCTTACACGATTAAAGCATTAGATTACAAACACGAATATAACTAAGCACTTAACATCTCGTTAAGTGCTTTTTATTTAACTTTAGGAGGAATTTATCATGACAAAAAAAGATGAAGTAAAAGAATTAGAAGCGAAAAATAACATTCCAGAAGCAGAAAAAAAACCATTTAATAAGTTCGGAAAACAAGAAAAACATACTGTTGAAGATGTGGAATATACATTTCAATTCCCTGGAACACGTGCAGCCCAAGCGATTTTAGATAACTCAAAAGGACCATCAAATACTTTTTCTGACGTTGCTTACCACTCTCAACTTATGGACTCAGTTATTGTTACACCAAAATTGAACTGGGACTATTGGGATGAACACGAAGGATATCGTGAGGTTATGGCATTAGCCGACAACTTTCTTGGTCGAATGCTTAACTAGCCCTAATCCGAGAATTACGGAAAGAGAAGTTCAAAAAGATATGTTTAGGTGGCTGCCTGTAATAGCAGGCATTGCCACTAAAGATGAAGTCGAAATTGCCACGGCAGAGGAGCTAGCAGTTTGGAACGAAGTAGCCTATCAAAAAATAAATCTAACTAAATCAAGAGGAGGTGTCATCTAATAATGGCAGATGCGTTACGTAGTTCAGTAATCGAACTCGATTGGAAAATAAATAATAGATCGTTAGAGCGTGCCAATGAAGAAACTGATAAAATTCTTGCTAAAGCTGCACGAATGGAAGGTACTTATCAAAATTCAGCAAAATCCATAGATGGCGCCACAACCTCTTTAAAAAGAAATAGTGAAGGTTTAAAACAAAATACAGATAAAGTTGTCCAGTTCGGAAATCGAGCAAAAGATTCTATGCAAAAGACAACAAACTCTGCTAAACAAACTGAAAAACAAGTAAAAGATGTTGGAAGTCAGTTTGATAAAAGTAAAAATTCTGCAAGTGTTTTCGCTCAATCTAGTGCAACATCTCTAAAAGTAGTTGGAAAAGCTGCGAAGGGTGTACAAACAAGTATTGGTCGTATAGGTGACTACGCAACAAAAGCTTCAGATGTTACTTGGAGAGCTTTTACAAAGATAAGAAATGGTGCAATGATAGCTGGTGCAGGTATTGTAGCCATAGGTAAAAGCGCTTTTGATGCTGCTTCAGATACAAATGAAGCTCTAAATAAAGTAGAAGTAGCTTTCGGGGACAATAATAAAGAAGTGAAAAAATGGTCTAAAAATACTATTGATAGTATAGGTTTGGCACAAGGTACAGCGTTAGATTTAGCAGCTACATATGGAGATATGTCAACGTCAATGGGTATTGGAACAAAAGAAGCGGCGAATATGTCTACTTCATTAGTTGACTTGGCAGGAGATCTTGCTTCATTTAAAAATATAGGAATTGATCGTGTAAATACCGCATTAAATGGTGTGTTCACTGGTGAAACTGAGGCATTAAAAGGTTTGGGTATTGTTATGACTCAAACCAACTTGGAACAGTTTGCGATGGCCAGTGGAGCGTTGCAATCGTCAGTAGATAATTCTAAGGCTGCAAAGAATGCCATGGCAAGAGAAAAAGCTCAAGATCGTTTAAACAAAGCTATAAAAAAACATGGTGAAAATTCAATTGAAGCTAGAGATGCCCAGTTAAAATTAACTGAGGCAGAATCTAAAGGTGAAGAAGTCCAACAAGCGAAACTGGACTCCCTTAGTCAAGAAGAACTAGTTCGTTTGCGTTATAACTATGTAATGTCTAAGACAAAAAATGCTCATGGAGATTTCGCAAGAACAAGTGATCAAGCTGCAAATGCTTCAAGAGTTTTCAACGAATCATTAACAGAATTGAAAAGTAATATAGGTCAACACTTATTACCAATATTTACTCCATTAATATTAAAGGCCACAAAATTTGTAAGAAAAGGAGATCAATTAAAAGAAAAAATAAATGATATAGGTCAACAAGTTGAGCCAACAGCAAAACAGGTAATGAAACACTTTGGACAAGCAAAAGATTATTTTGTTGATGAAATAATTCCTACAGCTAAAAAGGTAGGCAAAGCTATAGGACCTGGCATTGCAGAAGGCGCTAAAAATATGTTTAACGTAATGGATAAAGGGTTTAAATATATTATTAAGCCAAGCATTCGTATACTCAAAGAATTTACTGATGAAAACCCTGTGGCTATGAAACAAGTTGGCAAATGGGCCACGTATGGTATTGGCGGTTTGCTAGGATTTAAGCTAGTAGGAAAACCGCTCTTGGGAGTCTCAAAGGGAATTTTAGGTATTATTGGTAAACTAGAAAAGCTTGGGAACACTGCTCAGAGAGAAGCTTTTAAAACAAGAAAGGCTTTAGAAGATGTTGATTCTGCAGCTCAAAAAGCTAGCGCACCAACGCATACTACCGCTAGTCCAAATATACAGGAATCCTTACCGGTTGGATCTGTTGGCAAAATAGGAAAAGGTACTAAACCTTTTGGCGGAGTGAGAAGGTTTGCCAAATCGGTTCCTTTATTGTCTTATATTTCGGCAGGTTTAACTTTAACTCAAATTAATAAAAATAATAAGTTTGAAAAAATTGGTGATTCGTTAGGTTCTATCGTTGGTGGAGCATTAGGCGCTAAAGCAGCTACATGGGCTGGAGCTAAATTAGGTGCAGTAGCAGGAACGGCATTTGGTCCAATTGGCACTGTGATTGGAGGTATATTAGGGACAGCTGCTGGTTCGTCTTTTGGTTCAGTTTTAGGTAAAAAATTAAAAGAAAATTGGCCTGAAGTTTCTGCAATGATTGGAAAGCTTTGGGATACGTATAAAAAAGTGCCGTTTTATGGTCAAATTGCTCAAGCTGTAGAATCTGGGATTGTTCATGGTGCAAAATCTGGAAAAAGAATAATTGAAGAAGTTAAAGAATTCTTTCAAAAGCCCTTTAATGCTAATAATGTAAAACCTGAAAAAGGTGTATCAAAGAATTCTGCAAAACGCGTTAATTCCTACCTTAAAAATTACGATAAAATTATTAGCAAAGATACTGAAAGTAAGATTGCTGGACGTGTTCTTACTGATGAGGAAATAGCAGAAAGAAATAAAATTTTAAGCGATATGGAGAAACAAGTAACTGATCGCTTAGAAGGAAAGAAAAACAAATCTTATAAGAATATTGATAAATTATCAGAATTAGGTATTCTTAGCGATAAAGATGTTCAAAGTGCAAAAGCAGTAAGTACCGAATTAGCAACTTTCCGTAAAAGAGCATATTCAGATAATGTTAATGAATTAAAAAAATTAGAAAAAGAAGAACATGATGCTGGAATTCAAGCTGCTGAAAGATATACTGCTAGAATTAATGCTATTAAAGAAAAAGCACGTCTTGAAAATCGCGAATTATCTAAAAGTGATTTAGAAGAAATTGAATCAAATGAAAAAAGTGCTGCAGCAGCAACTCGAGTTGTACAAGAAGAGTATGCGCAAAAAAAAGCTGCTTTGAATGAAAACATGAAAAGACAAGCTGTCGGCGCTCTTTCAGAATCTGCAAAAGAGCAAAAAATCATTATGGGTAATTTAAAAAATACATCTGGTGAGATTAGTGCACAGCAAGCTGCAGATATTGTTTCTGCTTCTTATAAAGCAAAAGAAGGAGCTATAAAATCTGCGAATGAAAAATATGCTGAAACTAAACGTATTTTAGATGAAGAAAGATATGTTAATGGAACAATTACTCAAGCACAATATGAAGAAGCTCTAAAAAAAGCACAGGAACAAAGAGATGGTGTAGTTTCACAAGCAGAGAAACAGCATGAAGAAGTTGTGACTCAAGCGAAGAAACAAGCAGAAGGCCATTTAGAGCAAGTAGATTGGGAAACTGGTGAAACGTTGTCTAAATGGGATGTTTTCAAGAAAAGTTCTAAAAAGAAATTTAAAGAAATTTGGGATGGAACAGTTGAAGGAGCTAAAAGTTTTGGTAAGGCCTTTGGTGAAGCTATGGATAAAGTTGTGTCTGGAGCATTAGAAACTTGGGATAATTTTAAAACAGGACTCGCCGATAAAGTAAATGCTGTTACAGGTGGTATTAATGTCGTATTAGATTTCTTTAGTATTCCTAAAATACCAGAATGGAAACCGAATACACCTAATTCTACTAAAAACAAGCATGGTCGCTCTTTTAGCACAGGATCTCGTGGCGCTTCATACAGCGGTCAAGCCTTAGTTGGAGAAGAAGGTGTTGAATTAGCATATAACAAGAGCACTTCCTCAATGCGTTTATTAGGATCAAATGGTCCAGAAGTTACTAATGTAACATCGGGTGAGCGGATTTTAAACCATTCAGATACGAAAGCTGTATTAAATGGTGGTATGGGCCAAGGCACAGTATTACCAGGATTCCATAAAGGTAAAGGAAATGGGCTTTCTGATTTTGTTGATAGTGCTAAGGATTTCGGTGCAAATACTGTTGATAAATTAAAAGACTTTGGATCTAATGCAGTAGATAAAGCAAAAGAAGTAGGAACGAAAGCTATAGAAAAAACTAAAGATATAGCTGAAACGGCAAAAGATTGGCTATCAGACCCGATAGGAAAAGTGACTGGCTTATTTAATAAGCATAACACTTATAAAAAGGGTAAAAACATCCAAGGTCTGGGACATGGAGTCATGAACAAACTAAAAGACACCAGTTCCGAGTGGGTAAAAAATAAACTTGAGGCTTTCAAAGGATTTTTTGATTCCGAAGATGGTGGCGCTTTTGGTTCAGGGGCTTTTGCTCCACATTTTGGTTCACCATTTGTTCGCACTTCTGATTACGGCAAGCGACCAGGTCTTTATGGTGATTTTCATACAGGAATTGATTACGCTGCTCCAATGGGAACGCCTATTCCTGCTCAACATCCTGGTTTGGTTGATTGGGTTCAATCTTCTTCCATTGGATTAGGTGAACATGTAGGTGTTAAAGTTGCTAATAACTTATGGGCAATGTACGGACATATGAGTCGAATCAGAGCTAAAAAAGGTGAACAAGTTAAAGCAGGTCAAATCGTCGGTGATGTAGGCTCTTCTGGTTGGTCAACTGGTCCTCATGTTCATTATGAACTTAGAAAAGGTGGACCAAATGGCCAACACGTAAACCCTGATACTTATGGTGGATCTGTTGGCGGTGTAGCGGTAGGGGCTGCAGGATGGGGTCCTCAAGTTAGAAAAGCTGCTAAATTAATGAATCAAGGGATAACAGATTCACAAGTGAATGGAATTTTGGCTCAAATCCAATTAGAATCTGGTGGAAATCAAAGTGCGATTCAGAGTCTATCCGTAGATGATATAAACGCAAGAACTGGTAATTTAGCAAGAGGTCTTCTGCAATACACACCAACTACTTTTGAAGGATTTAAAGTGCGTGGTTATGAAAATATTATGAATGGTTTCCATCAGTTGGTAGCTTTTTTTAATAACTCAAATTGGCAAAATGATATCCAGTATGGGCGTTCGGGTTGGACTCCCAATGGTCATAGATTAAGGGCTTATGCAAAGGGAGGCCGCCCTTCAAAAGGTGAAACAGTTTTAGTAGGAGAGAATGGACCAGAATTGTTCGAAGCAGATACAGCTGGAACTGTACATCCTCATGAAAAAACTAAAGCGCTCTTTAATCAAGGATCTCCATCTGTTAATTTTAGTCCTAATATTACTATCAACGTTGGGAATAATTCTGATAAATCTGTTGTTGGAGATATTAAAGAGGCTGTAAGACAAGCATTAGAAGATGAGTATGCAAAATTACTTAACATTCTAGGAACAGGAGAGGTTGTTTAATGGGATACATTCAGAGTGGTAAATCTAAAGTTGAGATTGTAAACGTCAGTGAGACTGTAACCAGTGCTGCTAATGTATCTCAATATCCTGTTGAATCAGGAGCACCAATCACTGACAATATGATGTATACAGGCGGTCCAGTCACAATTAGTGGCTGGATTCTCGCTAAAAATGGTAACGCTGCAGAGCAAGCTTACAATACATTAGTTGCATGGCAAAAAGATGTTCGTTGGATTGTTTATCGAGGCAGATCATATTTTAAAAATGCAGTTATACAAGATATCAGTAAAGGGTATGACACAGTGGAAAATGGTTTCACTATAACAATTACGTTACAACCCATACGTGTAGCTAAGACTATTTGGGAGAAGATTCCACAACCGCCAGTTGCAAAACAACCTTCGAAACCAAGTAATGCGGTATATGTGACAGTTCAGCCAGGAAATACTTATTGGGGTTGGTGGCAACAATATGGTACGTCTATTCAGCAATTAAGAGATTGGAACAAGTGGCCAGATAGATTTATACCCATAGGCGCTCGTGCGCGTGTGAAATGAGGTGACTAAATGTCTTTAAGAGCATATATTCCTATTGATAAATATTCATTACCTGAAAAATTCGAAATACCTTTAGGTAATACAAATTACATTTTTGAGGTGGACTATAATCAAACAGAAAAATTTTTTACTGTAGATCTATATGACATAGATCATACACCGATAGCTATTGGTGAGCGTATGGTAATCGATGAAAAACTTTGGCAAGACATTGTAGATACTCGTTTACCTTCAGCAGATTTGGTGCCGATGGATGAGTCGGGAGCTTCAAAAGAAATAACTTTTGAAAATTTTGGTATTCAGGTTTTCCTTTATATAGATGATTTACCTCCGAATTATAATGTTCCAAGTTTGGAAAGGGAAGATAATTAAATGGGAAATACGCAATGGCAACGATTATTACAAATTGAAATACACGACAAGAATGGGAAGAATCGAGTTCTACTAAGAGCTGATTCAGGCAGGTTGGATCGGTTAGAAATTCACTTTACAGCACCTTTTTCTGATTCACCTAATCCATCTGAAGTGAGTGTGACAATATACAATTTAAATAAAAAAAGTATTGATTTTATTAAGAAAGGAAATCCAGTCTATATCCACGCAGGATATGCAGGTACTTCAAATGGAGTGATTACGTCAGGAACGATAGCAGAAGTAAAACCCTCTGTTCTAAACGGAGTAGATAGAGCAACAACATTTACTTTTTTAGAAGGTAAAGATTACTCGGAACAAAAAGAAGTAAATATTACTTTTAATAATGGAACGGATGCTCATACTATTATAAATCGAGTTGCTAGGGAAGCAAATATTCCTTTGTCAGAAATTAAGTTAAAAAATAATAAAATATATGGGTCTGGCTACACAGCTGATGGCCAAGCAATGATGGTTTTAGAAGAGATTTCCAAAGCTTGTGACACATCACTATATTTTAAAAGAGGTCAACTTGTAATTAAAAATTTTCGAGATGGAAATAAAGAGAGATACAGATTAAGTCCTGAAACGGGACTTATTAACCAACCAACAAAAGTTGAAAGTCATGATTATACTGGTTGGTCTGTTGAGTGTCTTTTGCAACATAAAATCACTACAGGTACAGCAGTCTATATCGATTCAAAAAATGTAAAAGGAAATTTTTATGTAAAAAATGGCCAGCACTCCTATGATGGTAGTCGATTTGTTACAACGTGTGAGGTGGTAACCTAATGAAAGAAACTGACTTAGCTTTTTTTCGATCATTTAAAAATAGAATTTTAAAAGAAATTAATGTTATGCAACTATGTCGAGTTGTCACTGTAAAAGGTGCAAGAGCTGATGTTCAGCCAATGGCATTAAAATCAGATGGAGGCAAAAGAGCATTAATACTAAACGCGTTGATCACTAAGCATTGTCAGTCTGATATCTCACAGGGAGCGGTTGTAGTAGTAGTTTTTTGTGATCGTGACATAGATAATTATAGAAGTTCTGCTGATTATTCATTATCATCTGATAGAATGCATAGTCAAAATGACGCTGTTATTATGGGGGTGATTGCTTAATGAGGGATTTGAAAATAGTCAATGGAGACTTATCATTTATTGACTATGGAATTTTACTAGTTGAAGGAGATTTAGAACTTGCACAAAGTGTATTCATGATCTTATCAATACGACTAGAAGAATTTAAATTAGATACATCCGTTGGTTTAGAAAGTGATAATATGTTTGGAAAAAATTACAATGAAGATTACTTGAAACAAGATATTACAGAAGCGATTTTAGATCAAGAACCTAGAATTAATAGTATTGAAAATATAGAAATTGTAAGAAACAATAGACAGTTGAATATTACAGTGGAGATGCTATCAACATTAGGTGATGAAGTGGAGGTGGTAATACGTGCTTGATGAAAATGGATTTAAAAGAAAAACATATGATGAAATACTCTATGATATGTCTGAAAAGGCAAAAGCCTTGTTTGGTTCGGATGTTAATGTTTCAGGACATTCTGTTCTGGGTATCATTATTCGTATCGTTGCATGGTTTTTATCTATATCTCATGAACTAACTGAAAGAGTTTATTATAGTGGCTTCATAAGTCAAGCTACAGGGGTTTCATTGGATCGTTTAGGTGCGAATAGTGGTATCTATAGGAATCCAGCTACAGTTGCAATGGTTGAGCTGGAGTTCTCAGGAAAACCTGGTTACATCATTAATGAAGGCGTACGTTTTTCAACAGAAAATAAAGTTATGTTTCAGATGATTGATATAGTCAAAATTGATGATAATGGATTTGGGAAAGGCCGCGCAATTTCTTTAGAAGAGAATGCTAGTTCAAACGTACCAGCTAATACTATTATAGTACAAGTGGAACCTACTGAAGAAATATCATCTGTTAATAACCCTGCTAGGGCTGAGGGTGGGGCAGAACGTGAAACAGATAAAGCCTATCGCGACCGAATTGGTATTTCTGTTCGTGGGAATCCTGGACCGCCAATAAACGGAATTCTAACTGCTTTGCTAGAAGTTAGTGGGGTACGGACCGCTAGTGTTGTTGAAAATAAAACAATGGAAACTGATTCGTATGGTAATCCACCCAAGTCGGTACATGTGCATATTTTAGGTGGGGTGAAAGACGATATTGGGCAGGCAATTTTTAAAAGTGTTGCCGCTGGGATTGACACTGTTGGTAATCAGGAAGTTGAAGTAAAAGACTTAGGAGGATTTAGTCATATTGTTAAATTTGATTATGCAAAATCTGTTCCTATTTTTGTAAATATTTCTATTCAAGTAGATTCAAAATTTGAAAAAAACGGACAAGAAGAAATAAAAGTTATAGTAAATAATTACATTAACAATCTGACTATGGGTGAAGTAGTCAGATTTTCTTATATTTATCCATTAATTTATCAAATACCAGGCGTTGTTGTCGCTGATGTAAAAATTGGGTTATCTACTGAAACTACCGAAGCCAAAGACATTAATCTGAATCCAAATGAGTCAGCTGAATGTAAAACAGAAAACGTGGTGATTACTAGTGACCAAAAAGCTTAGAGATTATTTACCAGATCTATTCAATCGCGAAAATTCAAATATTTCTAAACTTCTTGAAATTATTGAGTTTGAAATTAAAGACTTGACTGATTTGCTGAACAAAGTAGCAAACTGGCGATCGATAGATGAAGCACGAGGGAAAGGATTAGATGAATTAGGTGCTAATGTTGGACAAGCGAGAGGAAAAACGACTGATGAAATATATAGAGTATTGATTCGTGGAAAGGTAGCTAGAAATACAAGCGATGGATCAATCGACAAAATGTTACATGCAATTGCGACATCTTTAAATTGTCATCCTAGTGATATCCATATTATATCAGCTAATGAGACGGTAGATGAAAAAGAACCTGCTTGTGTAATCATAAAAAAAGCTCCTCTTGACTACTTGAATAGTTCGGGTCTAAGTATTAGTCAATTTTTACAAATTGTCGAGAGTATCAGTGCTGGAGGCATTAGAGTAGCCTACGTTAATTTGGAGGGAACTTTTTCATTTTCAAGTACGACTGATATAGAGATTAGTAAAGAAGGATTCGCTGATATTGATGGTAATGTCGGAGGGACTTTGGGAGGAGTATTTATTCCAGAAAATGATTATAAATTGCCGCTGTAGAAAGAGAGGAGAATGCAAATGAAATTTACAAAGGAATTGCCTGTTTGGTTAGCACCAGGTATTAAACCACCCGAAAGCTTAACTAGCGATGGTTGGAAAGCTTCACAAAAACCACCAGCTGATTATTTTAATTGGTTCTTTAGCAGAACCCACGGAGCTTTAAAAGAATTGCAAGATAGTGCTACACATATTGAAGATTTTAATGCCCATAAATCAAATATAAGTAATCCCCATGCGGTAACAGCTACTCAGGTTGGTTTAGGAAATGTACTAAATCAAAAGCAGGCAACTAAATCTGAGTTTGATGCGCATGATCAAGATAACATTAGACATATTACAGATGTAGAAAGAAATAGCTGGAATGGAAAAGCAGAAAAAAATCACACTCAACCATGGTCAACAATTACAGGTATTCCAGATTCAACAATTACCAAAAAAGGGATCGTGAAGCTGACTGACTCAGTTACGAGCACGGATATATTGACAGCAGCAACTCCAAATTCAGTTAAACAAGTTAATGATAATGCTAATGCTGCAATAGCTAGTGCTTCTTCTGTAAATGATAACCTGACAAGCCATAAGATTGATTATAAAAACCCTCATAAAGTTACTGCTGCACAAGTTGGTTCATATAGCAAAACAGAAACAGATAGCCTATTCATCAATAAATCAGAGGCTGAAAACGGCTTATTGGTAAGAAAAAGTATTGAAATAACAGACTTAGATAATGCTATAGAGCCAGGTGTTTATTCGATTCCTGCAACGGGGGTGGAAAACAAGCCATTACCTAACTCTGGAAGTTTGATTGTTAGTAAAGATCAAGGCGGAATCAGACAACTATTTCAAACAGAAAGGACTATCGTTATTCGTCAATTTGGTGGAATTCCTTCGAAATGGACCGATTGGAAAGAAGTAGCATTTACAACAAATGTTGTGAATTTAACTGAACCTCAACGTATTGGAGGAACTAAAGAATTTGCGGATATTCCGTTAGTAGATGGTAGAGAACTAGCGTTAAAAGAAGACATATTTTTTTATCAAAAGACTGGAATTGATGAAGTCCAAGCAGCCTACAAAGATTCATTTAGGGAAGAAACAAATATGTTTCTTACACGAGAAGGGAACAGAGTTGATGCTTATTTAAGAGTTAATGTGATGGATGTTACCAAACTAAAAACTGCTTTTGTTCCGATTTTTCAAATTCCTGATGGGTTTAAAATTGATCTTAGTATGAGGGAAAGTTTTTGGAATGTTCCATTGACAGTAACTCAGTACACCTACCCACAAGGCAACTATGGTGCATTATACGAGATGGACGCGAAAGGAATCCGATTTGGAAGTGATCGCCTTGGAAATCATTATTTACACGGTAGCTGGCATACCAATGATCCAAAACCAGATGCTAAATTTAAATATATGCTTTATGTGACCTTATATAAATTGGCTGAGGGAAGAGATTTTGTTTCAGGTTCATACAAAGGAGAAATTTATTATGTAGCTGTTGAAATTGATGGACAGTTAGGAGAAAAATTAAAAGTATCTGATGGTTTTTATAAGTATACGGTAGGAACTAAAATAAATAAGGTTTCTCAAAATGCATGGGTGATTGGTTATGATCAGTCAGGAACAGAAGTAACTAGAAGCAAAATCAAAATATTATAGAGAGTAAGGAGAAAACAAAAAATGAAAAAAGTTTGGAAATATGGACGTACTGGAGGGCAAGAGCTACAGGTATCTGATGATTTCCCAATGCAAGTTCCTTTTACAGATGTAGCTCCTTTACCAACCGTCAATTTAGAAGACCAATTTTTTATTCCATCTGAGAACAGATGGAAAGAAATTTCTAACCAATTAGATAAGGAAAATTTGGATAATTTAAGTATATTATATAAAAACCTTGAAAAGGATAATGAATTATTAAAAGCTAAAGCAGATAATCTTGCTCTTCTAAATTCTAAGCTAATGCTCAATGACCTTAATATCCAAAAAGAAAATACCCTCTTGAAAGCTAAAGCAAATGACCTAGCTGAGATTGGTGCAAAATCAATGTTATCCATTGTACAAATTACTGGAGAAATAGGAAAAATTAATGAGCAACTTAAGGGAGGTGCTAAATAATGTTTACTTTTGATGATGTTAAATTGATGTATGATTGGGGTCTTTATACTGATGATGAAGTAAAGCTATTTGTACCTACATGCATTACAGAAGAGGAGTTTAACGAGATTGTAGGGAAAGAAGGTTAGTCAGTTGGAGTTAGAGCAAAAAGTAAAAGAACATGAAAAACGTCTTGGTGATCACGATAGAGAAATAGGTCGTTTAGATAGACGAACGATGACTTTACAAGAGCAACTTAATGCAAATTTAGTTAGATTAGATGAGTCAAATAAATTCTTACGTGAACAAAATATGAAGCAAATGGAGCAAAATAGTGAAATTTTAAATGCTATTTTGAATAGAAATAGTGAAGCAGACGAAAGAAAAGACGAACTAAAAAAACTTAACACTGAAAATATATGGAAAGTAATACTAGCTATATTTGTTTCTAGTGGAGCAATAACTATTTTATTTAACTGGTTAAGCACATTTTTAGGAGGCACCAAATGAAAATTAATTGGAAACATAAAATCACAAGCAGAAAGTTTTGGGCTGCAGTGACAGGAGTAATCATTGCTTTGTTAGCAGTTTTCAATGTGGATGATTTAACATCTGAAAAAGTGGTCACTTTAGTAGCAGCTATTGGTTTATTAGCTGCATATATTGTTGGCGAAGGATTTGTTGATTCAAATAGAGATAATTAAGAAGTCATTCTAAAATGGCTTCTTTTTTTATATAAAAAATTAAGAAAGAGGTTTTAAAATGAAAAAATTTAGTAAGTTTTTATTATCATTAGTTGTAGTTACAGGATTATTGTTACCAACTGCCGCAGATGCTTATCAAGTGGAACAAGATCCTATCGATTTTGGCGGATATTTTCCAGGTTATGCGACTAACGAATTAATTGTCTTGCACGAGTCAGGAAATGGGAACAACGTTGGCCCAAACAGTCTAGACAATGAAACGGCATATATGAAACGCAACTGGACGAGCGCTTATGTTTCATATTTTGTCGGTTCTGGTGGTCGCGTGAAGCAGTTAGCGCCAGTTGGCCAGATTCAATGGGGAGCGGGAGCGACAGCCAATGCAAAAGCATATGCACAGATCGAACTTGCTCGAACGAATAATAAAGAAACATTCAAGAAAGACTATGCTGCCTATGTCAATTTGATTCGTGATTTAGCAACACAAATTGGTGCAACATTTGACTTGGATGATGGAACAGGATACGGAATCGTAACGCATGATTGGATTACTAAAAATTGGTGGGGCGATCACACAGACCCTTATGGTTATTTAGCTCAATGGGGCATCAATAAGGCACAATTAGCCCAAGACTTACAGACTGGGCTTCCAGAAGATGGGAGCGAAGTTATTGTAAACCCAGGCAAGCCTAATAAACCAAAATATAAAGTTGGTCAACACGTTCGTTTTACAACAATCTACAAAAATCCAGATGCGCCAATTTCACAGCATATCAACGCAAATACACTGTGGACGCAAGTCGGAACCATTACACAAAAACTAAATGGCCGTAAAAATCTATATCGCATCGAAAACAGCGGTAAATTACTAGGTTATGCCAACGATGGAGATATTGCCGAGTTATGGGAAAGTAGCAAGCCGACACCAGCAAAAACATTTACTATCGGTGTAAATGAAGGAATTGTGTTGCGTACTGGATCACCTAGTTTGTATTCGCCAGTTTACGGCGTGTGGCCAAAAGGTACACAATTTAGATATGATTCTGTTCGTGTATCAGACGGTTATGTTTGGCTAGGAGGAACAGATTCAAACGGAACACGCATTTATATTCCTGTTGGACCAAACGATGGTGATAAAAACAATATTTGGGGGATTGGTTATTAGGAATGACTTACTTTGAGTCGTCTTATTTAAGACGACTCTTTTTTACTAAATTAAGATAATATTATGTATATATGGTTGTATAGTTAAGAATTAAGTGATATATTAATAAAGAATTTAAGCGTTATAGATCATTCGATTTTGGGAGAAATTTTATGGATTTTATTAATTTAGAAAAAGCAATTTTAGATATTAATAATCTACATAGTTCGATTTCTAAAAGTTATTTTAAACAGGATTCAATAAATTTAAGAACTGTTTGTGTAAAAGATGTAGTTGATGCAGAAACGGGGAAGATTACAGAGCATTTTTTGAAGTATATAGATGATTACTACTATCAATTAAATATAGCATTAGTAAAATCTGATTTTGAATATGACTATTCTTTTTGGGATGCTCGTATGAGAATTAAACAAAAAGAATCTGTGAGAAACAAGCTGTATCATTATCAAATTAATCATAACCAAGGAGAAGTTCCTATACAAAAATGCTTAAATGATTTATTAGGATTTCGTTTAGTTATAGATGAATTTGATTGTAAATCAGATGAAATCATAAGTTTTTTGGAAGGCGTTAAAAATGACCTGAACCTCATGAAGTGGTACACTAGGGATAAAGAAGGATATCAAGGAACACATTTGTACTTTAAAAATGCGAAAAATATATACTTCCCATGGGAACTACAGTTATGGACAACTGAAAAAGTTTTGACAAATGAAAAGGCACATGAAAAGCACGTAGAGAAACGTAGCTATATAGATTGGCCTAAACAATATAAAGAAGCAAATCTAAGAAAGGATGAATAATGATGGCATATCATTTTATAGCAATTGCTAATTATTATACTGGTGGATTTCGTATTGGGTGGCACTACGCTTCAAATGATAATTTAGATAAAGCTGTCATTCAAGATTTCCTATCAGAAAGTAACAAACGATTTTCAAATAGCGAATACGGGGTACACAAATTACTTACAAACAGTATCAGTTGGGATAGTGTGGTCGAAAAAGATTCATTTTTTAAAGATGTAATTGTAATAGAGGAGAAAGAAGCTTTCTTTGATATGTTAGAAAGCGATAAGAAAATAGATGTTATGGATATTGCTAAATTTTTCTTGTCTTTTGGTTCTCTAACTAATTTAAAGTTACAAAAATTAATTTATTTTTCGTATGCTACTCATTTAGTAAGAACAGGAAAGAAATTGTTTGACGAGCCTATTGTAGCTTTTAAATACGGTCCCGTAGTAAAAGATGTTTATCATATTTATAAAGATTTTGGGAGAGAATCAATAAACATAGAGGATGATGGACCTAAGTTCCATATATCTGAGTTTTCTATTCCTGTTTCACTCGCTAAAATTGCATTGAACGAATCTTCAAGTGAAATATTGTTAACTTTAACTGAAGTTATTGAAAGTTACTGGGATAAAACAGCATCTAAGCTGGTTAATATTTCTCATGTGGCTGGTGGTCCTTGGGATCATGCATATAAGGATGGAAAACATGATGTAATAATAACAGATGAGTTAATTAAAAAGTACCACTATAAAGAAAAAACACAAGTTTGTTAATAATAATAGTTTAATTTCTATATAAAAACACCCCACACTCATGGGGTGTTTTTTTTGAGCGTCAGATCAGTTATGTAGAGGAGTGGTTGGCAACTTATCGTGTAATCAGTAATTAAAAACTTATTTTCATGTATAGCAGAATCATTTTATGAATTATGCAAATTAGCATTTTATTTTATTATATAGTAATTGTTATAATCAATACAAAAAGGAGTTTTTGATTATGAATTTATACGAGGAAGTTTTGTATGAGTTATATTTGATAAAGTCCATATAATTGTGTAAAAGATAAAAGGCCATGTAACAGCCCTTTTACGGTACAATGTTTTTAACCACAAAAACATACCCAGGAGGACGTTACATGACCCAAGTACATTTTACACTGAACAACGAAGAGGTTCAAAGTATTATTGAACATTCGGTAAAAGATGATGTTTCTAAAAATATTTTAACCACTGTTTTCAACCAATTGATGGAAAATCAACGAACAGAATATATTCAAGCCGATGACTATGAACGTTCAGAAAGTCGTCAGAGTCAAAGAAATGGCTATTATGAGCGAGACTTTACGACTCGTGTGGGTACACTCGAATTAAAAGTGCCTAGAACACGTGATGGTGAATTTTCACCGACGGTGTTTGAGCGTTATCAGCGAAATGAAAAGGCACTGCTCGCTTCAATGCTTGAGATGTATGTTTCGGGCGTTTCGACACGTAAAGTTTCAAAGATTGTTGAAGAGCTATGTGGAAAATCTGTATCGAAATCTTTTGTTTCTAGCCTGACTGAGCAGTTAGACCCGATGGTCAACGAATGGCAGAACCGTTCACTCTCAGGTACGAATTATCCTTATCTGATGACTGATGTTCTCTACATAAAAGTCCGTGAGGACCATCGAGTGCTTTCTAAAAGCTGCCATATTGCGATCGGGATAACAGAAGGTGGCGACCGTGAAATCATTGGCTTCATGATTCAAAATGAAGAAAGTGATGACACATGGTCCATCTTCTTTGAATACTTAAAAGAACGCGGCCTAAAGGGGACAGAACTCATCATTTCTGATGCCCATAAAGGCCTAGTGTCTGCGATTCGTAAGTCATTTACCAACGCAAGTTGGCAGAGATGCCAGGTCCATTTTTTAAGAAACATCTTCAGTTCCATTCCAAAAAAGAATTCAAAACCGTTTAGAGAAGCAGTAAAAGCGATCTTTAAGTTTACGGATATTGAACTCGCTCGAACAGCTAAGAATGCCTTAGTCGGTGAATATATCGACCAGCCTAAATATACAAAAGCCTGCGAAATATTGGATAATGGCTTCGAAGATGCCTTTCAATACACGGTTATCGGAAATAGTCATAATCGGCTAAAAAGCACCAACCTTCTTGAACGACTGAACCAGGAAGTCCGCAGAAGAGAAAAGATTATTCGGATTTTTCCCAACCGAACGTCTGCCAATCGATTAATTGGAGCTGTCCTTATGGACCTTCATGACGAATGGCTCAGTTCTACAAGAAAATATATTAAGTTTGATCAATGA